AATGTTGCCAGGTACAGAAAGAGAGTTATTTGATGGCGGAGTGGTGGGCTGCTGCGGAATGACTTTAAGTCCCTCTTCGTATACGAATTGATAAGTGTCCACATTAGGAACGGTGGTAAAAACATAAGGTTTTGTCAATTTTAGGTTCTTGAACTGTAAGGGAAAGTGAAGCGTATAGGCTAGGTTTATGTAATATTGTATTTGTGTATCCGGCATTTGGGATTCTGTGTAGCGAGCGGTTATTCTCCTAACAGTCGACATCATTTGATCTAGAGAAACTATTTGTGTGAATGTAGCAGTCATGGTATTCCTCCATCAACCGGGTCGCCAAAGGTTCCATTATTATATAATACCCCTTCAAATGAGTCCTCGTTTCCATAAGGTAAAGGAGGCGGAGGAGACAAATAAGGACCACTGGAATTCGGGATCACAATAGGATTCGTAAAAGCTCCCGGAAGTGAACTAGGATATGCAAATGTCCCAAAACCACTCGAATCAATGTTAATCGTTAGCGTATTACTTGTGGTAGATATTATTTGTCCTTGGATACCATTCAATTGCTGCATCCCAAAAATGCTTGGAATCATAAACCTAACCATCATTCCAGCAGGATAGAAGTGATTGAATGTCGTTGTGATTACCATAGGATTACTATTACTCGCCGATGCAATCGTACGGTAAAGAAGATTGTTATGGACTTGTAATTGGGCATAACCAGGGTAATATTCAATAACCGGGACTAAAAAGTTGGTCATATAAATCCATGTAAATCCGCTTTACTTTAGAAGTTTAGCGGTACGAAATCATATTTAGTGTTAGATTTATCCACCTCTTCAACTTGGCTCTGTGGTGCGCTTGGGTCCATAGGGCCTTGGCGTTGAATGAATTTAGGGGTGTGATAATAAGTTTTTATCTGATCTACAAAGCCTCTAGGAATTGTATAAACCTTGCCATCTTCGAAGGTATACCATTTCACCGGATCGGTAGAATATTTCATGTAAGTAAGTTTCACAGCTTGTCCAGGCGCACGACGATTTAAGAACTTACCCGTGATCTTAACATCATCATAAGCTTTCTGTTTAGCGATCACGTCTAAAGCACCTGCATCTTTGGCGAATCCTGAAATTTGTTTATCAATAATAGCTTGCTCTTTCGCATCGATCTCACGAGCCGGCATCTTCTTAAGCTCAGCTTTCTTCTCTTCAAGCTCTTTCTTGATAAGCTCTAGATCCAAGCGAACTTTATCCATCTCCTGTTCGATAGACTCCACAGTCTCATTTTCCATTACTGTTGTCATGCAAACCTCTGTTTTTTCTGCTATTTCTGTAGCTTTTTCAGCCTTAGGCTTACCGCCCATTGTTCTCTTTCCACGTGGCATAATTACCTTACTGTAAAGGGTGAAGTATTACTACCTCACCCTTATATATAATATTAGACTATTTCACAATACTACTATACGTATTCAATTGCTAAGGGCTGTGGATACTCCTGAAGCGAAGTTATCACACGGAACTCCCAAGCGTCGACTGACGAACCAATCAAACCGCCTGTAGTTGTAGCACTAGTCCCATCTCCTGCGCCTATTAGCATACCATTAAACGCTTGGTTTTGACGTGCAAAACTCAATACGTCTTGGTTTCCATATGGAAGAGGAGCTGGCACCACATTGAAAGGACCAAAAAAGTTATTAATGTTCCCTTCACCTTGAGGCACCATATAAGGAAATGTGAACGGATATGCTGGAGATAATGGCCAATGTGTTGGGTTTGATCCCCCTACAATGCCATTAGTACCGAATATCCCAAAGTTCGTGCTATCAATTGCCAAAGTGACGGTTTGAGTTCCAATAGCATTATTAGCCGCGATGACGGTAGCCTGGAAGGGCAATCCGCTAATTGCGTTTCTAAGCTGAGGAACACCAAAAACGGTCGGTACATCAAAGGTCACAACATCACCAACGAAGTAGTTTTGCTGAACCAAAGTTGTCACAACCATAGGATTGGCATTAGTAATTTTAGCAATAACACGGTTTTGAGGATAATAAAGGCTGCTATTCATGATAGAAGCATTTCCCATCCTTTGAACTGAACCAACGCTAGTAGTTGCACCGGTAGAGTCAAGTAATGTCGTGAAAGTTGTCGATGAGACAGCTGTCACGGTCATCAAGAGACCACCGAATTGAGGTGCGCTAGTCATACCCCAAATCCTAACGTTATCACCTACGACAAAACCATGTGGTGCACTTGTGGTGAACACTGTGGTTGTGCCAGGAGTGAAAGCTGTAAGAGTAAATACAGCGGAAACAGGAGGATTTTGAGCATTGAATATAGTGAAACCATTCTGAGGCAAATTACCTCTACTGATAGGAGCAACGTTACCCGAATAGGTCCCTGCTTGATCGACTTGTGCAACACCTTTATTCATGTAATCGCACCAGAACGCTTCGACGATCCTAGTACCAGTTGTTACACCAGCAATAGAGCCGACGGTAATATTACTCTGGGTCAGGTTTTTAAGTCTGAATTCAGAGATATACCCTTTTACAGGGACAAAGAAAGGCTGTGAGGCAACGTTAATAAACGAGCCTGTGACTACTTGTGTACTCATAAATAGTCCTCCTTATATTGCCACTGCAAGAGTGCAGCGTAGGTTTACGATCCAGGACGTGTTCGTGGTGTTGAACACTTGCGCCATCTTCCAGCCTGCTGTTTGATAGAGGCGGAGTCTTGGCGAGGCTATCTCTGGAGGGGCATATATAAACTGAGCGCTATACCCGTCCAAATCGACCATGTCATAGGACTCTTGACCAGGGATAAAGATGTTATATACATCTTGTCCAAGAGACGAAGCGCCTATGCTTACAGAACCAACGCTAGATAGCAAGAATCGCAGGTTTCGAATAGAACCCCATTCCGCCATCAAAAGGTTGCTGTTATTCGCATAATTTGCAACGTTGATAAATCCAACCATTTGGTCTAGATCAGCGCTCAAATTAGTGTGAGCCAAGCCAAAAAAGGCTGTTCTCACTGGAGCCGTACCGAATTTCAATTCGCCTTCAATGATGTCCATAATGAACTGCGCATTGGCTGTCCGCAATAGGCGAACGGCTTTCGACGCATCCAATGGGCTTATATTCGTTGGATTATCCAAATCTGTTACTTTATGACCTAGTTTCCTAGGCGGGCTAGTCTTCTCAGCTAACCTCTCCATATCTCTATGGAGTTCAGAGTACCGCATCACCTTTCGGTGTCTTCTCGCTTACTACGTTCAGGCTGATATTGATCAAAGAAATCATCTATAAATTCTTCTATCCATTGACGTCTTGGTTCCATCCATAAAGGAAAACCTTCTTTGTCTAGTGTGTCCAAGTATTTGATCATTTCTTTTTTCATTATCTTGCCCCTTGTTGTCCGTCTATGCTGCCATAGCGAGGATTTCCAAGTCTATCAGAGAAGATTTTACAACGGCAACAAATCTACCGTTGGTCCCCGATGTGCAATTGATCGGGGGCGCCGAGCCTTCCATCATCGAACGCGCTAGCTGATCCTCGGTTTCACGTAAGGATTGGCCAAGTACGCTCACAGCACTATTGAGGACGGGGTCCTCGTTGATAAGCATACAATTTGTTACTCTACACTATCGTGTAGGGGCATATCATTTCTGTATACCTCTCATACTTTCATATGAGATCAGACTATCGCTTCACCTTCACAGGTGTCTCTGGGCTTAGTCGTTGCGGCTGCTCCAACTGCATTCAACACTTTACATCTTTCGTAAAAGTCTTGTCTACGTTGTATTTCTTCAGGATATGTACCATTTTTCTTAGCATGGGCTAAAACCCATCCTAAACACATTTCCTTAACCAAAATCGCTTGCTCTTTCTTAACAATAAGATAAGGCATAATCATGTCAATAACCTTGACTACTGAATCCCTATTTGTCACAACCCAGCGAAACATTGGGTTTTGGTTAGGTCTATCCTTCCGAACGCCTTCGTAAAATATATTGCCGCATTCAAATGTTTGTTGAAGAAATTTCATTGGTTCTTCTCTGTTCATTCCTACACGTATTAGGGGCGCATGTAATGGATTTGTTCTATTTTGCATTGGTTTTGTCTTTGTCACACAAATTGAACCTTCTCCATCTACGATCCCTGCACAATATGCTATACGAAGCGCTTGCCTCTGGTTGCCTTGCATAATTCCTCCTTTATATAAGACCGCATGCAGTCTAACATAATCTAGGATTTATGTTTAGGTTTTCCACGTAATCACCAAAGATTTATAGCAGGCTATGTTTATCAAAACCTGCTCTTGCAGAATCAAATAGGTACCATCATTTACCTAAGCTGCAAGACGATTGGCATGGTCAAACCAATCGATTCTCGCGTCAATATCCAACGCTGTCAATTGCTGAGCTGGGGGGTCTACAATACCGTTACCAAGAGGTACAGGTGCTGTAAGTAAGTTCTGATAACGTCTACGTCTCAGAATGTCGCCGGCTTGTTGATCCATCGAAATGGGATACAAATCTGTTACTTTATGACCTAAGTATCGGGTATTTGTCGTACTTTCTACGCTTTGTTCTCCGACTTGCGCTGGTCGCCACCAATATGCGCTTCATTCAATTAGGCGGGCCAAATCTTCTCAGCTGGCCTCTCTATGTCTCCATAGAGTTCAGAGCACCGCATCATCAATTGGTTGAGATGGATCAATAACTGTTCCATCTTCAAAATAACAAAGGCCATCTTGTTTAATTTCGGCCTTCACTCCAAACCATTTGATGTCTTCTCGCTTGCTGCGTTCAGGCTGTGATGTGAGCCAAGGACTTTCTCCTCGTGCTCTCCTTTCTTTTGCAATTCTTATGTTTCTTCCTTCACAACGGCAAAATTGCCCCTCATGATCGGATTCAACACAAATTTCACATTTTAAATAATCCTTCATCACTTGCCCCTTGTTATCCTTCTACATTTAATATTGATTCTAACTCAGATTTGAAAGAAATGAATGATCTGTCTTTTTTTTCATCCCTAACTCTATTGACGATCTTGAATTTTTCAATCTCTTGATCAATCCAAGATTTTACGTCTTCATATGAATCGAATTCATATCTTTTTAAAGAATCGTTTTCAAATCTAGAAAATTTATATTTCATGCAGGTAGGACCTCCAAGTCTATCAGAGAAGATTTTAGATGGGCAATCCCGTATATTCTACCCATCGTAGTATGGATCAAGTCTGGCATAGGACGAGCAAGCAACTTCATCGACAGCTGTTGTTGAACGGCTGGAGGAAGTATACTTGTTGTTGTCGGACCTGACATATAATTTATCTCCATGATTTATCATAGAGACGAAGATTACTTGCGAGCGGCTGCTTGAGTTTCCTTCCAGAGCGCTTCTTTTTGTGAGCGACTCATGGAGGAGTTGGACATTTGGGCGGCTGTGGACACGGCATCGGATCTAACTCCGAGGCTTCCCAACTTAGGCTTGCCTTCTTTGTCATCAACTCGCTGCTGCTCCTGTGATTTTGGCGCTGTCTTGGCCGTTTGAGCGGCCCTGTCGGATTGATACCGAGCATCTTTCTTTATAAGATTATACACCTTTCTCAAAGGATTCGCAGCTTTCTCGACAGCCTCTCGGTTGTCTTCGTCACTTTTGATATATTTTTCAATATTCTCGGCTGTGACGATTTCCTTGAAATCTGGGAACTCTTGAGCAGTCTCGAGGATCTGAAGCTTTTGATCTTTCTTGGCTAGTTCTTGCTCATAGTGTGACATCTTGCGAGTCACAGTAGAGAAAGCTTTAACGAGTTTCTTCCCATCGGGAAATTCCTCGTTTTCTAGCTGTCGATAGTCATAATCTTCTTCTTGGGGAGCTTGTTGAGCCTTTTGCTGCTGTTGCTGCGCTTGCAACTGCATCTGCTTTTCTAGTTCCCTTTCCTTTTGAGCCTGCCAAAGTTGCCTTTCAAGGTCCTCTTTAGCCTTGCGAAGCTCGGCAAATGATTCTTTGGGAGTCTTCGCATCATGGGTTTTCTCAGCCTGATCGACCACGTCAGGAGTTTGGGTCTGTTCTGTAGTTAAACTCATGTTTTCCTTTGAGATTGGCGAGGTCTCGGTTTGCGCCTGTTGGTAGCAAATTCGATTGATTTGCTATTGATATATATATTAAAGCGTTTAGTTTAAGGCAAGAAAGATTAAGCGATCTTGTCGCCAACCATGTAGTCTTGGATCTTTTCGAGCTTATCCACTGAGTAGCGTCTAAGCATTCTTACGTATTGGGGATCAAATTCATTAGGATTTGCAAGGATGTATTTCATCACTTCTTTCTTGGGGATGCACCATTCAAAAGTGATTCGGCCGCCATCGTCAACCGACCAGAGATAGTGATCATTACCCTGGTAAGGGCTAGGGCGAGTCCTGCGGCATTGAGGGTAAATATGCAAAGCATTCTGCGCATAAGGTTCTTTCTGTACCCAGATGTGGATGTAATAGCGGCCTCTGATGCCTTTCTCATGGTTCTTTTGGACAGCTTCTTCGATGATTTGCTTGAAGCGCTCCATGATGGGTTGGGTGGTCTCTCCGACTTCTTGCTTATCGGTCATCTGACGCGCTTCCTGCATTAGAGCGCCATAAGTCTTATCGCTATTCTTGACCATAAGACCATCCGATTACTTCTTTTTCATTACCTTCCGGAAAGTTAAAATATGGGGTTTCTTGTTGATCTGACCAATCCCATTTCTCATATTTGGCTTTGAATATGCCTTTATCAGTCTTGACAAAGACTTCATCGCCGTTATTGGGATATTTCTCGAAATAACCAACAGTTCTATATTTTATTTCATGCATTATTTAGCGAACCATCTTTCGAGTTTCTGTAAGGCTGCGATTTGAGTTCATGGAGCTTTCCTGAGGCTTGTTGATGTAGCCTTGGGGCTTATGCAGGTTGGGAAGCTTCTTGATCTTCGGGGGGATCATTGTCATGATTAGCCTTTGTGCTTTTCCATATGAGCGTGAGCCGCGGAAAGATCAGTTTTAGAATGTTTCATATCTTCTTTAAGCACTCTTTTTTTCTCTTTTTCATTAAAATTTCTAATTTTCTTGATATGCTTATTTGTTTTATGATGTTCGGGCATTTTCGGATGCTCTTTTGCTGCTTTTGAATATTTGCTAGCAAATTTAGCAGCTTCTTTCCTGATTGGTTTTGGAGTAGCAGCCATTGTTCTTCTCTCTGTGATAAGTATCAAATATTTTATCTATAAATCTATTAGTTTTGTTGAGATCATCCCTATAACGATCATCATATCTTTGTAGAATGATCAAAAAATCATCTTTAGAAAAATCCATTACCCACCATGCTTCTTCATGTGCTCGTGTGCTTTAGATCTTTCTTCTTTTCTAGACATTTCCGCTTCATATTTCTTAGCTTTACGAGCTGGTTTAGTCCCTGCTTTATGTCTAATAGGACCAGTTCCCTTTTCATTAGCAAATGGATCTTTATGTTGAACTTCACGCATATTGCGTTTGTTTTTAACTTTTTCCATCTGATTACCCTACGTTCTTTTTAGAAGCTTTAGCGCCGTCAGTGCCTTGGCGGTTGTAGTTCTCCTGCAAAGGAAGAGGAGGAGCGCCACCGGGAGGCGTAAACCTAGGTCTTGTATCGCTAAGATTCTTATTTTTGGGCACGAAAGGTTTCGTTGCCTCTGGGATTATCTTGATTCTTGACATATTGATCCTTTAAAAAGGACTCGGTGTCCTGTTCTGTTTTTAACCGTACTTGGGCACAATCTCCTGGAAGCGGAGACCCGAGTCAAATATTATTTATTAGCCATCTTCTCGCGTGTGTAATGATTGTGTGCTAGATGCTTGTCATCTTTAGCGTCGATCTTCTGTCTGATCTTCTCATAGCTATTGCTAGCACCAGCAGGAGGCTTAGGATCGACGTTCTCTTTGATCTTGCTGTAATCAGCACCTGAATCACCATGACCTTCACGGCCACCTTTAGAGGTATTCTTATAGCTTTGTCCCATTTGCTTCAACCTTTGAGTTATCTAACTCTTGTTGTTTGATATTAGACTCATCTTGACGTTTTTGAATATTTTCTATCAAGGAAAATACCTTGACGAAATCATCTACTTTCATGCTTTGAACTTCATGGGCGGCCTTTACCATATCTAATGTGGCTGAAGCTTTCTCATGTTCGGATTTATTAAGCGCTGTCTTGATCTGGTATTGCTCAAGGTGTCCTTTCTGTAGGCGTTCTTCTGCAAGGGCGCGATCACTCATAGCCTTAGATTGCAGGGATTCGTTAACAATCTTCTGGTTTTCCATCTGTAGCTGTGCCATTTGCTGCTGTTGCTGTTGCTGTGCTTGCTGTGCCTTTTCAATATGCTCGATAAGCTCATCTTTGTCTTGAATAACGAGGTCTTTAAGCAACATTTCTGGAGGAATTGGAATGCCATCTTTAAATAGCTGGTATTTCTGAGCGAAAGCGAGTTGTTTGGTGACTGAGGTCAATGGCGCATCGGTGACTACAGCATCGTATTTCTGGAAGCTCTTATCACGGAATTCGTTCGTTGGCTTCTCTCCTATCATCCGCTGGATCTTGCCGAGGGTATAGTTCTTCTGAATAATGGCCCAATGTAAACGGCCTGCATTGCGTTGGGATAAGTCAAGATTGTCGAACAACTCTTGTAAGGTTGTGAGTGCGGCCCCTTGGCGTAACTGCTCGGTAATCCCAACATCAGAATCTTCCGCTTGTCCCAAAAGCTCCGGCGTGACGCCTGCATTTGATTGTATGTCCTCTTTGAGTAGTTGAGTAACTTGGAAGTTTGCTGGATTGATGTTAGCTCCAGGTTTGTCAACTAGAGCCTGCAAGCGTCCCTTCTTGAGGAATCTCACCTTACCTGGTCCAGACTTGAAAGCATCCGCGTCATCAATGAGTGCGTCTTCTTCAACGTCCACACCGCTGAATTGTGCAGCCAAAAGATCCATTTCCAATTGCTTGCGGTAATTGTAAAGATATTGTGGGTCACGGATATTTCGTATAATCCCCTGATACCTAAAGCTATAATTGTTATTGGCAAGGTCGTGATAACCCACAAAAGGAGTAAAGGGATAGAAATCGATTCCAAGAGGATTTGGGCCATCATAAAAGCAGGTGTTATTGACGATGATCGCGAGGCGGACTGTTGGTACTTTTTCTTTGATGACGACAATATGAGGAAACCGGGCTTTAAGGTTTGCTAAATCTTCTTTATCGAACTCGACTTCGGTCGATTCGTATGTTTCGGGGTCCACAACAAAAGAAGCCATACGATCACTAAGATACCAATATTCATCGTAAGCAAGGAAGCCTTTACGCCTGATGTTATACTGCTGAGGCATGAAAGTAAACTTAGTATCAAAATAAGCCTGATCGTTGAGCATATCGACATCGCCTTCACGTCCTGGTAGAAGTTGTTTTACTTGCTCTTTGTGTAGGTATTTGCGTGTGCGTATGAATTGGCAATCTGATAAGTCCATCTCACGCCAAAAGGCATCCATCATTACCATATCAGCGGAATAGCATTCGGTCTTTAGGTCGCCGCATACCGGATCACGTCGATAATCTATCCATGAGTGCATGAGGGACAAGCCCGTGATGCCTGCCGCTTCTTTGAAGCAAGATGAAACGGTGTTATATGTGTCGTCGTAATAGTAGGCCGATTGTACCGCTTTAGTTGCCTGTGATGCCGTTTTGTTACTTGATCCATGTACAGGCACCAGTTGAGTTGCTTTTCTGTGCTGTCGCTGTCTGCCGCATACCATGTTAACAACTGGCATTGATACGTTGAAGATGTACTTCTGATGCTCATAATTTAGGCCAGAATAGAGGTTGAGGTATCGCTGGTCGCCTAGGTAGACTTTACGGTCGATGAGTTGTTCCCAAAAGAAAAGCTGCCATGCTGAAAGATTCTGTTGGTAGCGGGAATCTGCCTCTGCAACTATGTCTCGACGGCCATCAACGTAACCTTGCGAGTAAATATTTTGCATCGTTTGGGAGCGTTCAAGCATTCCTGAAGTAATAACCCACCATCACTTTGTCACAGTGTATCCGTAACTATTTAAGAATTGTATACACCATTCTATCTTATCGTCAACTCTTTGTCCATTAGGTTGACCAATGTGACATAATTCTAGGTTTTCGATTCGATTATCTGTTTTAATTCCGTTCTTATGATGCACCAATTCTTTTTTTGTTAATGGTCATGTAAGTCTCCTTGTATCACTCAACCATACAGCATTAAAGATTTATCTACCAACAAAGGGATTCGCATTCATAACTTGCTGGCGTATTGGCATAACTTTAGGCCCGAAGCCAGCGTTTGATTTGAGCTGCATGAGCTTTTCTGCAGTCATGGAACCGGGACCGCGGCCGAACTGGGTGCGTGCATTTGCCATATAGCGAACGCTGTCGGATGCGTGGCTACACCAATCATGGGTTGGGTTGTCGGAGTATGATTGTGTCTTCTCGTTGTATTTCTTATGATAGTTCTCTAGACATTTGAGTAAGTGAACACACTTCGATTCGTCAATATAAGCGATAGACAACAATGAGCGAACAGCTTCGATTCCGATGGCGATAT